AAGAGCGACAGCTTTCCAGGTTGCCACCCCTCCGGTTACATCTATACAGATATATATATTATCTGCATCAAATAGAATTTGCCCTTTTACACCTGTAGTCGGATCTTCGCCTCCAGCTAAGGTTTCATCAGAGAACGAAGCATTTTCGCAACCTGAATCATCAAGCGCAATTTCATTTCCTGCAGTACCGGGTTCTGCTGCATTAATGACAACTTTATGTGCATTTGCTTCTGTTCCAGCAGTCGCAGTCACAACAGACTCTGTATTCGCAGTTATTGCTTCTGCAATAGCAGCTGCAGCTTCTTCTGCTGTGGCATCAGTTCCACCAGCCAATACCGGCGAATCAAATGTACCGGTAGTTGTGGTTGAAACTGTCAAACCATTTCCTTCACTGCCGTCAATAGTGCTAGATATATGGATTTCACCAGGATTTCCGACGCTAAATGTAACTGATTCTGTTCCGCCAGCACTGGCTGTTATTAAGGCAGTTATGACGTCTTCAACATTAGAAGCAGATGACACGTCTACAGGAATAGTGTTTACATTAGTATTTGAATCGGTGTCAAACTCATACACATCTTCACCGACGGTTAGAGTCTGGCCATCTGTCGGAACTTCGATAAAAGTAAGTATAGTCCTTGCAGATGAAGGTGTTCCAGCCGAAATATCTACTTGAATATTGCCTTGTGCGACTTCTTCACCAAATTCATATACTTCATCACCAATTACGATAGTCTCTCCAATACACACTTCTCCTTCGAATACCAGTTCGGCATGAGCTGACACAGCAATCACAGGAGTTCCGTTTTTCATAATATTTGCCTCTTCGATAACATGAGAATGTGCAGGAATAGAAGCAGGCGCAATTACTCCATTTTCATCTATAACTTTAATCGGGTTTTCTTTCGGGCCAACTTCGAATCCGCCAATGGAAAGGATCGGGCCCTTAAATTTCCGTCTAGTCGGTATATAAGTCATTTATTTATCCTCCTTAGTAAAATTGGACAGAGGGCGGGTATGACCCCGCCCGATCATCTCAACTACTAAATATCGTCAGATACGTTTTCAGGAATATCGGTAACAGCATAAGCTGTCGGCAGCGGATAGGTTTTCTTGAACGGAATGTTCTTGGCAACAGCTATACCGTAACCGCCATGCAGGATTCCGATACCATAGCGTTCTTTAACTTTCAGAGTGATGATGTCTCTGGTTGGATCATCGAACTGTTCGGGGCTCATCCGATCTTTAACAACCAGTACGCCAACATTGTTGCGGTCGATTACATAGAAGTTAAACTTCTTGTTGACCTGATCAAATGGAACCCAGGGGCTAAAGCTTATATTCAAGCCGCCAACCGGAGAGCCGGTGTTGATCGGGATCTGAGGCGGTTCTTTGCTGATATTGACAGACGGTGCACCTGCGCCAAAGGCAGCCATCTTCATGGATTCCAGGATGGAGTTCTTATAGAAGAGTGACCAGCACAGAGGATGCATAATAATGTCGGTCGGAGTAAAGCCAGCGGCCATGATCGAGGTACACATATCGATGAGGTCTTCCGCGGTGACCGTGCCATTAGCTTCACCATAATAGTCGCGGCCGGTAGGAACCAGTTTCGGGTCAGAGGAGTCGGCATCGAATACTATATGACCATGTTTGTCAAATTCATAGAAGCAGAGCTCTTCTTTCAACCTACCCATGGCATAGCCTGCGGCTTTAAGATGCATACCGATAACGTCCCACTGAGAGTCAGAAACCATTTCATCGGTAATCTTAACTTTAAGACCGTATTTATTGACCTTTACTTCGGTGCTGAGTTTATCAACATGGAAGTTCAGAGTCTGTTCTGGATATTCCTGTCCTTCAGCTACAGGGTAGGCTCGAATTGCACCAAACATCGGGAATTCGATGCTGCGGCCTTCGGTAAGAGATATCTCTGTAAGGAATTTGCTGACCAAATAAGTAGGCTCAGCAGCTTCAAGCATTACAGTGTTGATTACCTTGGGGAACAGAATGGATGCATCAGGAGTACTGAGCGCCTCTGTTACGGTAATCATCTCTTTTTTATTTAATTTGCCATTTGGCGTTACTTCTAACATTTTTTTATAACGCTCTTGTAAATTTAGAGACATTTTATTTCCTCCTTACAACTTATTCGAAACTATTTCATGAGCAGGATGCGGGCAGCGCCAACTGATCCCTTATAATCCCACTCGGTAGGAATTCCGGGAATCTGGTCTACGATCTGCGTGTAGGTGATTTTAACAACTTTGTTGTCGTCGTTTTCATCCAGGTACAGGGTGATCTGGTTCAAACGATGGTCAATGTGATATTTTCTTCCTTCAGTTACAACGTTGTCATCAAAGTAAATTCGTATAGTTTCGTCTGCGGCAATTGGTGCATTGGCCTTTAATACCAATTGCAGTTCTTCGCCGTCAGCAGGAACAGTTAATGCACCGGTTCCAGCGTTTATATTCACACCAGCTGAAGATGCAACCACTGACGTATGAGCAGTGATGATTTCAGGAGTGTCTCCACCATAGGTGGTTTTGGAACGGAAGTATCCATCGGTCAAATATTTGATGCCGGTAGGATTGTTTGCATCAAACAGTTGTTTCACCAGAGCGGCGAAATTGGCGCTACCAGGATATCCACCTTTAGTTGCAGGAGGATAGCTTGCGTTTATGATTCCGTCGTTCAGTTCGTTTTGCATTACTTCTACGTTCATGAAGTATGCGAGCCATCCAAGGGGCGGTAAATCAGTATCCATTGCATAGACCTGACCAACCAGTTGGGAGAAATTATCTGTCCCTTCTGTCCATTTTACAAACTGGCCGGCTGCGTTAGGTTTTACATAATCGCCAGGTTTAAGTCCGGTAGCAGTATCGGCGGTAGCGCAACCCCATTTCATAGCAGCTGCACTTTCATCTCCAACGATAAAGGGAACTTCAATATATTCTCTGGTAATAACAGAGGGGAAGTTACCATCGAAACGATCACGTTTCTTTTCGAATATATTGTACTGGGCGACACCGATAGGCATGTTGACTCCATTTGCGATAGTAAGACAGGTAGTGATTTTGTCTGTCTGCCAATCGTATTTGGGTTCAGATACAGCAACGATTTTTCCTTTCGGAATAACAACCATGCCGAAACCACCAAAACGATATTCAAACAGACCGGGCAGGTCGGGGTCTACTATCCAATACTCGGCAGGGGCGTTACCTTCGGATCTTACTAAATTAGTATGAGTCCTGTCGTCTAGCCCGCCATTTTGAACATTTACTTGTGGGAAAAGAGCCATTTGTTTTTCCTCCTTATAACGTTACTTAGATTAGTTTCCTTCCGCTCAACAGGCTGTAGACAATGTCTTCATCCGTAAGCGATTCGTTATCATTGGTACGGTTAGATCCTGAGAGAGCAGGATTGTCTATTTCCTGCCTTTCGCGCCTAATAGCAGTAAGGCTGTCAAGCAGGTCTTTAATAGTATTTTCCAGGGATTCAAGACTGCGTGTTTTGAGGTCTGCTTTAATTTCTTCGGTTTCTTCGTCAGTCTTGTTGTCGACGAATTTTTTGATAGCAGCTGCATATTCGACTAGTTTACTTTGAATGGCTGCAAAGGAATTGGTATTCTCCTCTACCAGTGCAGTCATCTCTTGTTTTACAGAGTCAAGTTCTTCCTTCATTGTCTGTTGTGCTGTTTTGAGGTCTTCAACCTCTTTTTCAAGTTGGGTTTTTTCCTCTGTAAGCTGCGATACCTCGCCGGTAAGAGCTTCTTTATCAGCAGTTAAAGTCTCTTTATCAGCTTCAAGAGCAGATACTTGATCTTTAGCTTGTTTAAGCTGCTCATTGGCTTTGGTTAGCTCAGCCTTCAACTCTTCTAACTTCACTGTTTTTCCTCCTTTTGTATCTTCTTTGAATAATTCTTGAACAAGTATATGATTATCGAATCCTTTGTTAGCCATCTCTTCTAGACCAAAGTGATTGTTGTCTTGATCAAGAAATTTATCTCCATCAAACGCCATCCATTCGGTAGAGACGACCATGGCATTTTCATCTGCCGGCCTGTTAACAAAACTGACCTCATAGAACTCAATATCCTCAAGGGTCCAGTAACAAGTCTTTTCTTTCCCATCTACCTCATATTTTTCACCACGATAATGATCGCACCAGTTTTGAGCCACATCTATTCCACATATACTGCAATAAGCTGCCTTGGCAGAACATCCTATAGATACAGTCAGATAGCGATTGTCTAGAATTTTCTCTATTGCAGTCTGGTCTGTGATAGCAGGGGAAATTGTTATACATGCTTTGCCTGACGTGGAATCGGCGCTGAACTTAGCATCTACTACCCTTCCGAGTGGTTCACTCTCTATATCATGGTTTGTAAGAACAGGCTTGGGATAAGGAGAGGTCCAGCTGAATACACCGGTTTTTTTATCAAAATCACCGCTCAATGCTTCTGCCGTATATTGAACGAAATTTTTGGTTATGCCGGCATGTATAGCTTCAATTTTGGGGAGAATCGCCTTCATAGGAGCTTCGCTTTCCCTAAAGGTCTTAGTGTTGTTTTCTATCAAGAACGTCTCCTCAAACTTCGTTAGTTTCATTGACATTTTGTACCTCCTTTGTAGTAAGGATGCATTGACAATTTGAATGAAATGGCGGTATAAATTCAGATCCTATTAACAAATCGTTTGTTTTGACTTCCTTGCCATTAAGTTTTTGGCAATACTCGCATCCATTGTCTGACTTTATATATACTTTATTTAACCCAGCATGCTGAGCATATCTGATTATCCCGAAGTTATATCCAAGATTGCATACATTATTTGCCAGGAACTTAAGTCTGTACTGGTGGGTTTCAAACAACCCAAGAATTTTACTTACATCGCTTTCTTCTATGTCCCGTACTCCATTCTTAAGATCGGCAAACAGTTTCGAAACACTTTTCATATGTGTGCTTGTAAGTTCGTTTACTAGGACATTATTTAAAAGAGCATCAGGCTTGCTTATGTTTGAACTATCCTTTATACCCTGAAGTAGGCTTTCTCTGGTGGTTTTCTCGATTAAGGCTTTAATCTGGTTCTCTGCCAGACCGAAAACCATGTCTACAGATTTGCTGTTTATTCTTCCTTTTTCTGCGTGCGCAATGATGTCATTTCGAATTGAATGATAAATCTCTAATAATTGCCTTCTAAAATTATTAATACTGTCAATATCGTGTTTTTGTACACTTTCTATGATAAAAGTATTTTTAGATGAATCATCGTTAACAGTCTCTTTGGCTTTAGACTCGGTTTTATCGCCAGTATTCGGATTGGCATTATTTATCTGTGCAGCAATAATATTTGCATATAGCCTTTCTTCATCTGCAACTGTTTCATATGACAATTCCTGTCTAGCTTCTTCAAATGTAATAAGATTATTGAGCCACTTCTGGATAACTTGGTTTTCATATTTTGTCTTTGACTCAAGATCTATTTCGTTAAATTCAAAATAAACCTGATCATCAATATTGAGAACAGGGTCAAATCCACCTTCAAGCAAGAGCTCGTTGATAATATAATGTTCGAAGAATTGAGAGAATGTTTTCTGAATGGCTTTAATGCGGTCGTTCATCTGCTGTGTGAGGTTATCGGCAGTAGCACGATTTGAAGTATCTGATATCCCCATTATTGTGTCGGATACGCCAAGTCCGGTAAACACTCTGCTTCTGAAATATTCCAGGTATTTACTTACATCCATAACAGCTTCATCTATACTTACTACATTTACATCATGCCTTTCAGGAATAACCATAGCTGAATCTAAAGGCATATTATTTATTGAATCAGTTACTTCATTGATTTCTTCCTGAGTTGCTGCATATTCTGGAGTGCCAACCTTATATACTATCAATGGGAATAGATGTCTGTAGACTAATTTAATTACATCTTCTTCTATCTGACGAAGTATTTTAACGTCATCAAGTACAGAGAACAAGAAAGGATTACCAAAAATTTGTCCGCGTTCGCGTTTCCAATGGAAATGAATCATATCATCTGGTTTTATTTCGATAGATTCACCAGTAATTTCTTGTTTGTAGGCCTGTACTAAACCGTTTTTATCTCTAGCAACAGTTATAGTGGATGGGGCGAGAACAAAATATCCTGCAACAGGTTTAAATTTTCCAATACCGGTAACGGTTAATCCTGGGGGATATTGATAGTTATTGCCTGCTCTCGCTTTAATAATGAAGACGTTGGAGTACTTAACCAGATCTTCTGCGATCTCAAGGAGAAATTGTTCAAGTGGAGTTTTGGTTGCTTCTGCAATGGCGCGCATTCTCATTCTTATGTAATCAAGAGCATTCTGATTTTTACTGGTAAACGACCAGCCGGCAGAAAATATCAGATCCGTATATTTATCCAATGCTTGTCTTATATATGAATCTGTATTATAAGCTGCATCGATTTCTTCTAAATCAAAATCAGGTTCTTCGAAATTCCTTGTACGGGACGAACCAGTATTCTTGGAAAATACGAGCCCAACTCTTTTGATTATATATTTCTCTGGATCTGATTTGGTGCTACCACTTCTTTTGCTTGGGGCATTTCTAAAATATTTCACCAAATCTTTTATGTCGTTTATAAAAGACATATATTTCTCCTTACAAAATAACGTTTATCTGTTTAATGTCGCCGCGCAGTTCAATTAAAATTGTTCCTGGAACATTTGGTAGAAAACCACTTTGTTCAGCATAACTATTCCAGTATTCAAGCATTGATCCGCAAGTAACAAACACTCTTCGGTTGGATTGCAGTTGGCCGTCGTCTGAGATTGAATAGATCTGATCTTCATGGAAGTGTCTTACATGTGAATGGCCTACACAGTTATGAACTGCTACTCCATTTGCCGAAAAAGAATTTTCACCAGGAACCGACAAGCAACAAACCTCGCCACGATAGTCAACTTTTTTAATGTCTTCAATCTCAAATAAAATAAAGTCTCCAAGTTCTATATGACAACTTTTATTGGTTTTTCCTGGTTCTAAATCCATTCCGAATATATCTTTGGCAAGCTCTATTATTTTGTTCCCACTAATAGAAACATCCCAAGCGGGGGCTTTGTTAGACAGTTTGCCGTTTATTTCAACTGTTTTGGCTTCGCTGGCTAACTTAATAGAAGCGACATATCCTAACCTCATAAAGATATTCCATACTTGCCAGGCGAGAGACTCAGAAATAGTTCCATAGCTTATGGTTCTGCGTGTTCTAAACTTATTATCCTTTCTGCAATGTCCATCACCCCTAAGCAAACCTTTCAGTAGTTCAAACTGTAAATCATGCGGCAACTCAATCATCCATTTCGGTATGCTTTTATTGGCCGATCCATTACCAAATAAATCGTATAATAATATTCCCAACCATTTGCTATGAACTAGCAATTCAGTGACTTGTGATTCTTTATGCTTATACTCTTTCGCTTCCAAACCATATTTGCTGATAATATCGCATATATCTTTTCTGAAATCATTTTCATTATCATGGAAAGCGAATCTTATTCCAGAAATTTGCTTGTCTTCCCTACTCTGTTTCGCGATAGATCCCTCTGCCAACCAATAACCACAAAGTCTCATAAAATCATAATCTATGGCAATGCTGGCAGGAAATTTATAAGAGCGTTTATTTCCATCAATGGGTATAATTCCAAAATCTTCATTATCAACAGAGGCTCCCTCAAACAAATGCAGCAGATCAATTGACTTGGTTTCTTTTATGTTCTTATTGTAAGAAGCAACAACAAAATCACCTGGTTCTAAATTCTCAGCCATTATCCATTTTGGTTCTGCGTTGGTTATGTTTTTGCAGCTATCACATGGATAAGAAAATAAGCTTTGCGGTCTGCAAACTACATCATCTTTTTGTCTTGAAGGTAAATGACAAAGCAAATCTTTTCTTTTTATTGCAAAAATTTCATGATTGTCTGTACAAGATATTGTGTTATTCGGTAACTTGGAAACAGAAATATTGTAAATTAACCCATCATATTTTCTTGATGTATGCTGAGATATGTTTTTCGTTGTACCCAAGTGAGTAATAACGCCCTCAATGTTCTTATCGTCTATTCTTTTTGACTCGCAGTTATCTGTAAGTATTTTTTGCTCAGGCAAGAAACAATATAAATCTGCAATAGCTACATTTCCTAATCTTTGAGCAGCATTTACTTTACCGCCTATGGTTGTTCCGCTGCCGGTACCATGAAACATAAGCGCACGGTATGTTTGTTCCTGCACTTTTAATTTTAAATACCCCTGATACCCGCAATATGGCACATTCAATTGATAAGCCAGTGTCTTCATAGAACTGGAACCGGTAAGCCTTTCTGTTCTTAGTTCGTGATTCCCCGGGACAATTCCTAATATTTTCCCCTGTGCTGCCAGTGGTTCTAGCTTATGTTGCAAGATTAATAGCTGATCTGGCATATGATAGGCTTCATCAAACATTGCATTACCAACACTTGTTTTTGTAGCATTTTCCATCATATCTCCAAGAATAAATGTGTAACAGTTTGGTGTGTTTAAAATAAGTTCACAGTTTTTGTCCAGCATATTTTCGTTGCAACACATACTTCCAAGATGAGCATCGGCAAGAGGAATAATATGTATCGGATTGTCAAATTCGTAGTTTAAAACTTTTTTTGGAGCTACGGACGGTATGCGTTTATTCTGTTTGTAGTCCAGTTCAACATTGTATCCATCAAACTTTTCTAATATTTCCCTAAGTTTAGCGTCCAGTTTTCTACAACTCCCTTAGTTTAATATATTTTCTTGTGTAATGTTTATGGATGATCATGTTTATCTTGTTCATTAACATCGTCTGGTCTGTTTCGTTTATGGTTATGCAATCTAGCATTCCATTCATATATTGCTCATCTACTGTATTAATACCGTCATTTACCCGATCTAATATACTATCTTGTAAATTTTTATTTTTTAATTCAGATTTTAACGGCTGGCTAAATGCGTTTTTTACATGAGACAATACCCCAAGATCCCTTAATGCAGCCTTTTTCTTCTCTCTACTTGTAACAGATCTTCTCTTCATTTCAAGTTGCTTTACTTTTTTCTTTTCGTTATCAAAAGACATATGTAAAGCGACAACAATATTGTCATCAAGTTTTTCTTTTGTATCTACCTCTATAGTTACAGCTATATCAATGATATTAATTACCTCAACTAATAATTGAAAAATCCTTCTTATAACACTAATGAGTTCAGACTTTGAAGTCATTGTATTTGTCTTTTCTTTTATAATTTCAACCATATTATCAAGACTTTTTGTTAACTCGCTAATTTTCTGTGTGTCATAAAAAGCTTCGCTTATCTGTTCTTCTAATTTCCTTGCAGAATAAGCAATAGATGCTATTTCATTTATCATTTCTGTTTCAAGACTTATAAGCTCTTCTGTGTCGGCATCTTTATCTATATATGGACACACATAATTAATAGTAAATCCAAATAAATCATCCAGCTCTTTTCTTATTTCAAACATATCCCGATAGAGTTCAAAAGCTATTTCGCCATCAATTCCTGCATGGTACTCTTCGAATATATCGGCGATATAGCTTGTATATGGTTCTGTATCTATTTCTAATGCTTTTTTATATACATCGAAGTCTATAAATTCCTCTATTGGCTGATAGGAGACTCCACTTACACTAAGCAGCTGCTCCATGCTCACAATATATTCCTTTTGTTCTTCAGTAATAGGAATATCAGTATAAATATCTTTTTCATTTATATATTCAAGTATTGCATCTCCAACATTTTGCAATGTTTTTATATAATCAATAATATCGATGCTATTATTGCGGTAAAAATTTATATAATCCTCTTCTACAATCTCTTCTTCAGTTGAAATACTATATGAATGTATCTCTGGTTTTGTATATTCAATATTTGGTTTATAGTCGAGCGTGTCTTTAATTGACATTACCAGGTCCTCCTTTTGAAACCTTTACCCGAATTACCTCGGGCAAAAGAAGTTGAAGCCCGTTGCGGAATGTAACCTAATGGCACCTTCTGTGGCGGAGGTGGACCAGGTTCATCCCATGTAGTGATTGCTTTTTTATTGTTATAATGAGATGTAAATTTTCCTCTCATCGGATCTGGATAATTTACCTTCTCAATTCCTATGCTTCTGGCTAATAACGGTTGGTGAATAATCTGTGCCAGGTCGGGCATTTCGACTTGAAAAGCTAGCGTTGCAAGCATGAGTGCGTCTATAGTATGTTCATCGGTACTGGTAAATATAGGCTGACCTGTAGGACTTACCCTTACCACCTGATAATTTTCCATCTGTCTCCAGATAAGCTCATCATTTTCGTTTAACATAAGCATATCCTGCTCGAGCAAATATACCACCTGGTTAACCATAAACGGCTTAATCGGAGTAAGTTTTGCTGTTCTTGTAATAGGATCTTTTACTTCATATGACTCACCGAATGAAATTCCTTTTACTTTATCTTTTAAGCCTGTTTCAGGATGTTCACTGCCGTATAGATGTAAAGTTTCTACCTGATATTCACCAAACCCGCGGTCTACATATATATATGCCGGCCTAAAGTATTCATTTAGTCTTATTATTTTGTTTACGCCCTCACTTAAAGTAAATTCGCTTTTAGGTATTTCTTCTCTTAGAATTACTTTAAATTTTCGATTGGCGCGATCAAATTCAAGAACCAATATCTGTGTCTCGGCCGAGTATTTATCCCAGTCAACTCCTATAGTTCTAATAGCATCATAGGTAGGTTTTAAAATATATTCATAGTTAGCTTTAGCTCTATCTATAAATTCTTTTTTAAATACACCAACCGTTTCATCTCCGAACTCGGCTTTTACTTCATGATCCCACGCTATCTGAGTAGAATACATGCGTTTTAATTCATCTTCCATAGACGCATCCCACTCAGGGTTTACTGTAGACGGAAAATGAAACTCTTTCCAAGATGGATCATGACACAGCTTCCAAAACATTCCCCTGCGGCCTGTAGGAGTAGATGCACATGTAACGCCGATCCTTCTTGGAGCTTCAAGAGCGATGGAGTATATAGTATCAAAATCAGCATCGGACATATAGTCCATCTCATCTAAGAAAATCCAGTCAGCCTTTTGGCCACGAAGCGATCCGCCAGCGTTTCCAGCTTTAGTGCCGGCTGTAAAACCTTTTATTTTAGATCCATTTTTAAGAGCTATAGTATATGGATTTTTAGTGCTTGAAGCAACACTGGCCCTAAGCTGCGGAGATTTTTCTATAAACTTTAATAGCTGCTCCCATATAACCAGTATCTGATTTTCATACGGCGTCGCAACTACTATAGTTGTATCTCTTCTTGTAAATGCCAGCCACAGCATAAATCCGCACATGGTCCATGTATTGTGTGAAATTATATCATCGCATATAAATGTATTTGTCCCAGGGACAGATAAATCATAAGTCTCTTCTTCGCCGATATAATCTATTGCTTTAATTTCTTCGTATAAAATAACTTGTTCTTTCGGTTCTATATATGAATGATTAACTATATTTAAAAATTTGGTTTTGTCATCATCAAGTATCTGAATTCTGTATTGTTCTTCTATTGTTTGTATGGTGGAAAGCACTCCAAGTCTTAATAATAAATGCTGTATCGACCTGGCCACGCTTTCCATGTTTGTAATCATGTATTGTTCTTTGATATCTCCCTTTTCTTTCATATAACTCTTTATAAAAGCAATAATGTCGTTCTTTTGAGAGTTTAAAACAGCGTATAATACCTCGCCTCCACATACAGCAGATATACTACCAAGCATCCTTGCCATATCTTCTCCAAGATGTTCGCCAACAAAAAGTTTATTATACGATCCTGGGACAGCAATTTTTCTACCTATTGCCAAAGAGTCTACATCGACCCATCCATCTTCAGTTAAAAAAGGATGGTTACCAGTAACGTAATTTACTCTACCAGACTCAGTAGTAATTTTATAAACAGGCTTTACTCCGTTTTCCCATATACTATAGTTAGTGGTAAAACTTATTTCTCCCGTATCTTCGTTATATGTGGCAATAGCCGGTTGAATAGCGAATTGGTTTATATGTCTAATATCTAAATTCCCGTACTCAGTAAGGATTTTAGAGCGGTAAGAAACACATTTACCGGTGTTATGAACCACAATTCCATTGGCTATAAAATTATGGGTATCTTTAACGCCAATATCATAGGTGTGTTGTTCGTTCAAATATTCAATAGATTTGATTGTTATTCTAGCAAAATTTTTTGTACCTTTTTTCCTGTGTTTAGCTTTATTTCGTACAGCTTTTAATACTTCTTCACATCGTTCTTCTTTTCCGTATATAAAACCAACGTTCTCAAAAAAGTTCTCTATTGATAAAGAATCAGCAATTCGCAGCCTATATAAAATGCTTTCTTTACCTTTCCAATCTCTTGCCTCTTTATCTATTCTTGCTGTTACATCGATTTTAAGCAGAACAAGTCTTACTTGTTCAAGCATTTCAAAGGAGGTTGAACACAGCATTAATTCTGTAGCTATTCTGTTTCTGCCATTTTTATGAGTATAGGCTCCTCCGTCGCCAGAAAACATTCTGTTGATACAAGCCATGATCGTTTCTTTATCCCAAGTCGTATGCAGCTCAGGAAGTTTTTTATTATTCGCTTTTCTTCCCAATAAATCTAGCTCTTTTAACTCTTTATTTAATTTGTTTTGAGTTCCTTTTTCTCCATCTGTTATGTGTATATCATATCCATTGCCTTTTTCCCGAACTGGACAATCATAATCATATAATTCTTTGCAGATGGTTTTTACTTCGTTTATCATTTTTATATTATTGTTTGTAAATTTAGGAGTCTGTGAACCACCAATAATATAGTCATCAGTTAGCAAATATCCTAATAATGCTCCGAATTTAGGATTATTGTAGGTCCCCCATTTATCAAAACCATGTATAACCATTGATCTGTCACCAGGTTTTAAGCCATCTTCGATAGATTTCCATACATAATGAGCCCCACGCCCATCCTCATTTGGTTCTAATATCAATAGCGGATGATTTGAAGTACAATCGATATGGAGTCCATTCGAAAGTTTTATTCTATATACGTCCTTGACTCCATTGTCGTGTTCTAGAATAACCTTTTTTCTGACTAAAAAGTTTCCTTTCTTTTTTCGCGACATAACAAATTCACCGACTTTTATCTGTTCAATCGGTTTCCATGTTCCGTCAGCCATCAATACCGGCGTACCAGCGACCATACACCGCCTTCCCATTCTTAAAACGGTTCTTTTGCTTGGGTCTCTTAAAATTTGTTCCTGGTACCATCTTGGAATCTCACCAGTTGTATATTTAAGCCATTCTACCGGATCTTCAAGTATACGTATAAATTCTAGCTCTTCTTGTGTAAGTTGGTGCAAATATATCTCTCCTAGCTGTATATACTTTGCCAGGGTCTATGCATCAGTTTAGCTTCTCCGCCAATAGCACTTCTTGCGTTTAACTTAGAACCAGCTATGGCTTGTACCGCTGCCTGTCTCATTGTATAAGCTCTTTGACTGTCCTGAAATTTATTTTGAAAAGGCTGATTTAGTCTACTATATAATTGTCTATTTTCATGATATTTTTGCTCTGCACCTCCAATTATTGAAGAGGCCAGACCATACCCCATTTGTCCAACCACTAATCCAGTCATAATGCCCGGGGCCACCGCCCACAGAGCGGAGTCTACTATACCTTTACCAAGAGCAGAAGGAAGACTTTCTTTTGCGGTAAGCATTTCTATACCGGTAAATAAAACCGTGCCTCCAGCAAAGTTTCTAACCATTGGACCAGTTAGTCCAATTTCTCTTCCAACTTCCCCTGCTTTCCCTACGCCAGGTAAAGACATAAATTTACTTACAAGTCCCATTATTTATGCTCCTCTCTAGCCATGTCTACGGTTGTGCAAAGCAAATACCATGTTTCCATTAGCTCCCAAATCATAATTGGGCGCTGTATCGTAATTCATATGCGGAGGAGGGCCGGCATCAACCATGCGTCCGTTTACCATCATGTTATATTTTTTACCGAAGCCCCAGTCCTGCATCTTTTTGTTTTCTAAATATCCAGCTCCTACTCCAGCAGCTGTTCCTGCAGCAGCTATTCCTATTCCAAGACCCCATTGGGCTCCTTTTGTAAATCGATATCCTGTTCCAAGGTTTAATAAATTTTTATCTGCTCTTTCTATAACTCTTGCCTCGTTTAATCTGTTTACAAAAGCATGTCTTAAAGGGTGCTGTTCTGGCGATCCAAGCATATCGCTTTCAATTTTTCTACCTACTCTTTCTATGAGCCGCCCTTGAACTTCGCTTTCTACTCCAGATGTAGTCGTCGTACTTGCTTTTTGTCTAAAAGTGGCACCGGCTTTTCTCTTAAATCTATATTTCTCTTCTCTTTTGGGAAGTCTAAATGGCTTGAATTCATCCATTCTTCTGGTATATTCCCATAATTTTTTCTTTGATTTACTATTTAATTCAAGACCAGATAACAGATCATTAAATTGGTCACGTGTTAGTGATCCAGCACCTTTTCTTCCTGGTCCGACATAATTTAAAAGCCTGTCAATTCCAGCATTAAACAGTTTTGTCTTTGCTTTCATGCTACACCCCTACTTTGTGTTCATTACGTCTTCAGCAAATTTAGCCGTTGCTTCATTCTGTTTAACCTTAAGCAGTTGATTACTTATTTTTAATTGAGATCCTTGAACCATACCAAATCTTGCAGCTTGTTTACGAATATCATTATATCTTCCTAGTGCGCTAAACATACTTGGCGCTTCTCCTCCTGTAGCAAGCTGACTGTATTTCTTGGCACCATAAGGCATCATTTTTACGCCTTTCCATGCAGCACCTTTAAAAACTCCACCAAAAGCTCCTGATTTAAATCCTTCCCAGGCACTTCCACCATGGGACCATTCATTTACGCCGCCGTATACACCCCATCCAAGAGCACCCCTAAGAGCACTACCCCCAAGTTGAGTAAGACCTTCCTCTGTAGTAAGTGTCTCTACAAAGTTTTGCTTAAAGCCAGCAAAACCAACATCTTGTTCAATAGCTGCTGCTCTACTGAATCTATCACCCATGCCAGCAACTTCATCTTTAATTTCTTTAGAAAGGTCAAAGAGTTCATTTGGCGCTCCAGGAATATCTACTATATTTTTGGAAAACTTGGCTGCCGCCTCATCAGATTCTTTTAATACTTTTTTAGCAGCTTTTACAGTATCTTTACCACCATGCGCCAAGTATTTTAAATTTAAAAGCATATATTCATCTCCTTGAATTAAAATCTGGTATGACCTATTCGGTTATTCCACATGTCTAAAACTATTTTGCCTATATCATTACCCGGGAGACCGGGGAGGATGTTATAAGCATCTCCTACTAATAAGTCCCGGGTCATTTTGTCTTCATGCTTTTTGCGTCGTTCCATTTCTCTTTCTGCTTCATTTATCATGCGTATAGACTCAAGCTTCTGCTGCTGATTGTGTTTTATATCTAAAATTTGTGATATACCTATTACACCAAGCAATCCTATGCCAGTAT